TCTATAGGTAAACGTGGTTACGATAAATACAGATGCAAAGACCAACCTATTTGCGGTGTGTGTAACGCTGCAAAATGTAGAACCAAAAAGTTTGGTGTAGGTTTTGAAGAGGAGCAAATGCCGGAACTAGATACATTGACTAAGATTAATTCTAACCCACCACAATGGTTTTTAAATGTAGCAGGTAAAAGAATAGAACTAAAAACAGAACAACTACACAACCCCAATCTATTTGCCATAGCAGTATTAGATCAGGCCAATGTGGTATCACCAATACCAAAAGCTAAAGATTGGCGCGAGGTATATTTGACACCGTTAATGTTAAATTTACAAGAGATAGATCCATTAGAATCACTTAACCCAACTAACCAAATAGAAAACTTATTGTATGATTTTACAGTGCATAGAGCAAAAGCTAGAACTAAAGATGATATACTTAACAAAACTGCTTGGACTGATGAAGGGTTTTCTTATTTTAGAATGGAAGACTTTTATGCATTTGCCAAACGTAATAACTGGGAGTTAGATAAAACTAAAACTTATAATTTAATTACACAACTAGAAAATATTTTTGTTGCTGAGATTAGAATGGAATTAAAAAACCAAACACCACGTATTGTTAAAATAAATTCTATGAAAGATAACGGTGCAGAAGTTAGTCAAGTGTCATACCAGGAGTCACCGTTTTAATGAAAACAATTATCTTGGGTCCACCAGGTACAGGTAAAACTACTACACTACTAAATTTAGTTGATGACTTTATGAAAGCTGGTGTCGATCCAAAACGTATTGGTTATTTTTCTTTTACACGCAAAGCAGCACACGAAGCATCTGGTCGTGCTGCAGAAAAATTTAATTTAGATCAGACTGAAGATTTAATTTATTTTAGAACACTACACTCATTAGCATTTAGATTGTTGGGTGTAAAAAAAGAACGTGTCATGAAGACAGAAGACTATCGCGAGTTTGGTTTAAAAGTTGGCATACCTATTAAGATGTCGTTTCACTCTGAGAATGATGGTGTGTTTAATTCTGACAACGAATATCTACGTTTAATCAACAAAGCACGCGTCACTGAGCGAGATTTGATGGACGTATACGACGATAACAGGCATACTGTAGACGTAGAACGTGACACATTATTCTTATTAAATCAAGAACTTAATCGTTTC